GAGGTCGAGCCGTCCGTATACTTCGCGTCATAAGAAGACATTGGCGCATTCACCGTGCTGTCGTAGTTCGTCACAGTAATGCGGAAGTCATCGCCTTCAAGTATTTGGAGGACTTGCGTGACATTATTCATGGCGGTATTCGCAGTGGTCTTCGCTTGCGTGGCGTTCGTGTTTGCAGTGGTAGCGGTATTATTGGCGGTGTTGGCGGTATTCTGCGCGGCGTTCGCTTTGTTCAACGCATTGGTTGCAACTGTTCCGACTGTGCCAAGGTCGGTTCGTAGGCTGTCGGCTTTTGTGTTTGCCGAGTTTGCCGTCGTCTGTGCTGTTTCAGCCTTATCCAATGCGTTGGTTGCGGTAGTGTTCACGCCATCCACTTTACTGCTCACTTCACCGATTGCCGGCTTCGTATAGGTCTCATTGAATATTACAATCCTCTCATCCGTATAGTCTCTCGTGTATTCAGCAAGTCGGTCTATCTTCCCCTTCAAAGTCTTTACCGAAGACATTGGCGTAGTGTTGTCCGGGTCATCATACTTCATATCATATACATTCGTATCCTTCGTCAAGAAGTCCTTGTATATGATTGCCGGCTCTCCATCTGTTCCATACCGAAGGAAATACTGATTATACATATCCTTGAAGAATGACAAGTATGGGTCAGCCAAGTTCGACTTCCAATCCTTTATAGCGACGAGGTCTTTCTTGTTTGTAGTTGCTATATCGCCGATATTGTCTATCGCCGTCTCAGCCGTCCTCATGTCGTTATAACTATTCTGCAACTGCTTGGTGATATTCTCGGTCGAGGTCACAACGAAACTATCATCAGTAAGATTTCCTTGCTTCTTGTAATACCCCAAATCATCCCAATCACCAGACCATGTTGCCGCATTGGCAATAATGCCAATCAATATGAATACGCCAAATAGTAGTCTCTTCATCATGATTATTTACCTCCTGTCAGTTTCGCGATTATTTTCAGCAAGTCGGTCTTCGTGTAGTTCGTCATGTTCTCAATATCAAACTTCTTCACGAGTTGGCGCAGTTCCTCTGTCGTTGCGTTTTGCCATGCGACAATCTCATACTGTGCTTCAATCGTAGTTCCGTTGTCCACATATCCTGTCAGCCGGGCAACAGAGTTGTTATCAGTAGACGGCGGATTGTCGACGAGCGGCTTGAAGCCAAGCGCGGCGGCTTCTGATACAGTTAGTTCTCTAATAGTATTACTTTCGCGGTCGAATGTTTTACTGTCCAAGAAAAACGGAATTTTTCCGGCACATTCAAGTCTCACATATTTAGACATTATAAAATCTCCTTACGCTTCAGATAGTTCAAAATACAATGTTGTTCCAATCCAACCTGGAGGAACACTTAAATTTTCCTCAGGAACTTTTATTGACCACTTTGTTAGTTTATACATACGCCCAACCTTTAATGTTATATTACAAGCGGACGCAATTACGCTTAATGATAATGCCGAATAACCACCATTATTTTTTGGAGCGGCATACCAACAATCATTCCCAAGAAATATACATCTTTCAAATTCAGAACCTGTAAAAGATAGGAAGCAAGTCTCTTGAAATTTCTGCGTGTCTCCAAAATTCATAAGATACCATTTTTCGCTATTTGTATTCTCAATTATCAAATGCTGTCCATCATCTACGTATACATAATCATTACCATAAACACCTGCATATGCTTCTAATTTGAGAAAACCGCTCGGAGTTTTGTCTGCTTTCTTCGCAAGCCCCTGTTCAAGTGCGGTGTATACCGCTCCGCCCGAAACAGGATTCGAACTCCCTTCAATTACAGTAGTGTCTGTCTCGACTTTTATGCTCGCAAGTTTGTTATCTACTTCACTTTTAGTATATGCGCCTACCTGCGCCGCAGTGACCTCGTGAGGATTGTTCTTATTGTTTATGTGGTCGGATATTGATTGAATCGTATCATCAAGCCCGTCAATTTCATTTTCAGTGTGACGATGTTGTGACGGAGGATATACTTTTGGCTTTCCTGTAATTGAGTTCCATGTAATTCCTGAATTAGAAATGGAAACTGTTATTGCCTGTGGGTCTGTATTGTCATACGCTTCTGCCACACTCTGCGTCACCACAATGTGAATGCGGTTCGCTATTGTCCTTCTCTTGCGCCTTTTGTCAACAAGATAAAGTTCAGCGTCCATCGAGCCGATAGGAAATTGCTTCGTCACATTGGCTGGGAACACTAATCTCAGTTCTTTGTCTTCCGGGATGGTATCGAAGTCTTGTTCAAAATCCAAAAATTTGAAGTGTGCGCTTACTCCTTCAAGAGACATTTTCGTTTCAAGTTTTATCTTAATCTCTTGATTCCCGGCGAAGTCAGTGTCATCACCGCGAAATAAAACTATGTATTGAGTGTAAGCCATTTTCTATACTCCATGATTTAGTTAATATTATACCATATTTTCTACATTCACTATTCCGTAAATTGTCAGAACCAAAAGTTTGTAATTCAAATGTTTAGTCGAACTGTCAAACTCATAAGTGAATGAAAGTATGTTTCTCACAAAATCAAACCGCCTTACTACATTCTCCACTTCCATCTTCCAATTCGGTATCTTATTCGGATTTACAAACGCTGTGTCAAAATACGGAACGCCAAGATTGGTGTTCAACTGTATCTCCCCGAGGACAGTAGATACCGCATTCTTCAATACAACTGCGCACGCTTCGGCGTTATTCACCATTTTGAAGTCGTGCGTGTTCTCATCTATCGCAATATCATTATTAATAATGCCAAGCGTTGTCATGTGAAACTCCTATCCTTGATATAATTTTATATATCCTTTGAATGGCTCTCCAACGAATTTAGTTATATATCTCTCTTGATTGGAGCTATTATAAAAACATATATTTACCCAATAGCTATCGCTTCTGCTATACCACACATAAGGTATAACATATCTTGAGAAATTCGACCACAACGACCAATAACATCCTTTTTTTACAATTATTGTTTGTTTTTTCAGAGATTCTGTATTTGTAGGAATCGAACTTTTAGTGTCATCTAAATCTCCGAATTTAGACATGATGAATCTTGATTTAGTTATACAATATTTTTGTGCTTTACCTCTTATATCAATATCACTTACATATAATGATAGCCAATTTCCGAATGGAGACAAAGCAATATTTAAATTTGTTCCGAACTTTTTCAAATATGATTCAAGTATTAATGCTCCGGTTTTTTCTACAATTCCATGTCCAAGTTCTTGAACACCGGGAATATTACCTGTATACGAAAATATTTCTCTGATATTTGTTATTGAATTAAAATTATCACTATTAAAATCATAAATTTTTTGCCATGATACACCATCAATTCCCATTTTTGTAAAGTCAATCTTATTGTCATCAATCAACGAAACAACTCTAAACTGCTCTTTTGAGTTTATATTCCACAATATCGCTCCCTTTGGATATCCACCTATCAATTCTGCAAATTCAGAATTGAATGTAGGAACAACACCACTCTTTCTTTTATGTTGGAATATGGAACCGACTTTACCAAGTGAATTGAGTTGGTTTCTCAATACATATCTTCCGCCATTGCTTTTATGTTTTGTATATGATAATCCAAAACCATTTTCCACTGAGATATCAAGATTTGCATTTGAAAGATAATCTTTCTCATTCAATGAATTGCAAAATATCTTGTTTTTATTCCATTGTATTATTTCTGAATATTTCATAGTTGTTCACCATATATTGTCATATTAATATCTGAGTTTACGCGGTTAACGTTTCTAATCCATACTGAACAATACATATAAGGTGATATATATATATTGTTTGTATTAGCAGAAAAATTTGTGCTATCAACAGTTGTCCATACGCGTTGACTATAATTATAAGTTGTTGAATAATCTTTATATTTCTGGACATATAAATAGTTTGAAGTCCAAGGCATAATTACATAATATACATTATCATAATTATTTTTTATAATGTCATCTGGCGATAAATCAAGATTATTAATTGAATCAGATACACATATAAATGTTGCTACGGATACTATTCCTTGTGCATTGTTTTCATTCATAGACATATACGGAATCAATCTATAAACGAATTGTGAGTTTAAATTTGTTATTTTTACCCATTTCCCATTATTATCTCCGGTCACAGCTGATTGTTGAATCGTCGATTCAAATAATTTTTCGTATCGAAATTTTTTATAATAGTGATAATTTTCAGGTTGAATATATTTCCAATGAATATCGTCTACTCCTTCTGTTTCAAAATCAAAATAGTTGTCATCTAAAAGAGACAAAACATATTTATATGTATTATCTTTGATTTGAACCAATATGGAATTTCTCGGATAACCGCCTATCAACTTACAATATTCTGAATCAAACCGATAATATAATCCACAATTGAACAATATATTATTTGAAATTCCTATATTCGCCAACTGATTTATATCAGAAATAGAAAACGGAACTCCATTGTTTTCTGTTGTTATTTCTTTTGCTTTTGGGATTCCAAAATCATAATTTATCGAAGTATTGCTGGCTTTGGAAATTGGCATATTGCCAGGCATTAGAAACTTATATTTAATTGTTTCAATAGAATCTTTCTTCATTTCAATACTCCGAAAAATAGATTTTTGTTGGATTATCAGATACATCACGATATGCGTCACCACTTAATGATGAAGTCCCACTCCATGTGAATATTACCAATTGGTCGCCAGCGTTCATGTAAAATGGTTCATGAATAGATAAAAATAAATCGGGATTTACATTTGTAATATTCTGAATTTTATTAGTAGTGTCCATTTTATAAACATTCCCCATTTGCATTAGCTGAAAATTTTCTTGGTCTTTATATCCGGGAGCAATAAAAGAATATATAAACCCAGTCCATCGTGGAGCACAGTTTGTTAAAAATGAATTACCTAAAATCGTTAATGGATTATGAGGAATAGTTGATAACTCTGTTTTATCTGAAGACATATCTCCTACGAAACAGAACATATTCAATACAAGCGGTCTTACAACTCTATAATTATAGGTTATATTATCTTGTTTGAAAGAAGCATTAAGAGCATAAAGATTATAATTAAAGTCTGATAAATCAATTCCTACATACATATCCTTGTCGGCTATATAATGAATATGTTTATCATATTCTATAAATGAACTATAGAATGGCTTTGTGTCGTCTATATTATCACTATTAGGTTCTTTTCCTCCAACATCGAGGGTTATCAATTTTCTTTTTGGTCTATATGAAGGTAATAAGGAATCAATATCATAATTTGGAAAATACCAATTTATGTTATCTATTCCTATTTTTTGGAAATCTACTTTATTATTATCGACAAGTGATACTGCTTCAATTAATGTTCCATTCAAGATGCCGAAAATGTGCGCTCCTTTTGGGTATCCACCTATCGCATTGCAATATTCAGAATCAAAAAATGGAACAAGACCAATGTCGTCTGAAAATGTCGATTCGGTGATATTATATCCAAGTCTATTCAAATCTTCAAGGGTCAAATATCCATTGTTTGCGCCATTGGTAGAAAGTATCTTTTCGAATCCACCTTTGACTTCATCGTCACTCCATCGCTTAGAAGTCTTGTTCGTATAACTTGCACCTTGTGCAAATGGACTTTTCATGAAGTTTGCGTTTATTATTTCTGACTGTTTCATATCAAACCTCTCTTGCGAATGTAGCCTTTCCAAAAGTTCCTATATCAGAATATACAACAGAACCATTTTTCTGTTGTCCATCAAGTCCGAATATAATTCCGTCTCCAACATCATTTGTCCTCACGCCGGCAGGGTATGCAAAGATTATATCCTTGCACTGTTCTATCACAGCCTTTTGTTCATCAGATAAAGTGTTCGTGATATTGATAGCGAATGATATAGACATATCGAGGTTATCCACCACCATGACATTATCAACACCGAAGACAGAAGCGATATACTCTTTATATTCCGCTATACTTCCATTTCCTTCCAATAATTTCACTTTTGCTTTCAATATTGCTCGATATAATTCTGTCGATATTGACTTTCTCTCATTGTCTATCAATACTATCGGGCGAGGGATATTTAGTTTTATACCGATAACAGATAACCCAAAGTCTGTAGCGGTGTCTATGTTCGCAATATCTTTAATATAACTATCCCAAAAATCCCGTATGTAATTATTTGAAAAGTCAATTGCCGTTTGGACAATCCCAATCAACTTTTCCGAACTCTCGAATTGCCAAGTTATGCACTTGTTGAGTTCTTTTTCGCACGAGTTATCTATGATTTGCGTTTTCATGATACACTAATAACTATTCCGCTTTCCTTGTTCACTGACGCGACTTGATTAGGACCAATTAAAAGTTCATTTACGGTATCGCCACCAAACTGAAAATCAATCGAATCAATGATTATTGATGGAATATCCTTCGTTATTGCGGATGAAACGCTCTCTTTTGTCACTTTGCAATTTATGTTATTGTTCGACATGAACTTGTATACAGAATCTTTTACAAACCCAACGAGGTCAGTGCCAGTGAATTGGCTACTACGGATGGTGACTGTTATTACGGTCTCGTATTTCGCCGGCTTTATGAAATAGACCTTGTCTATGCCATTTGAATATTCTACAGGCGTTCCAATTCTATCGTCCTTTGAATATCCGCAACCAACGCTCTTTGAGTTCAGTATTGCAATAGCGACATTATCATCATTGTAAATCTTGTTTCCATCTTCGTCAGTCGCTTCCTCGTCAGCATAAACGCTGACAAAGATTGAGTGTGGCGGAACAATTACGCCGTGTTCATCATTGGGAAGGACTGCTTCTTGATTCGTGTCATTATTCAATACGCATGAATTTATAACTCCATCAACCTTGCTGATTTCGTTTCTTATTGATTCGGCAAATGATATTCCACGAGACTGCGATTCAAGCAAGCGGACGCGATAATTATCATCGCTTTCTCCGGCATATCTCTCGACCCCAAATAACGCGCCACACGAATCAAGATATTCACCTGTGGAAAATGTAGGGTTATTCTGATTGGCATTCTGAGCATTTATCCCGATTGAATTTACGACAAACATCGTTATGCACTCAATAAGCCTTCCAATAGCAGATTGTGCAGAAGTATTGATTTCACTCCCGAAAATTGATTTGAATGCAGATTCTACACTGTCCTTTACACTTGAAGTGTCGGGTATTATCAAACCATTCTCTATTGCTTGTTTGTATACTGTTCTCAATTCTTCCATAATGTTTCTCCTAAGATATTATATCAGATATATTTCGCTCATGTCTATACTTCACTTTATTTTGGAAGTTCAACATTCATAGAACCTGTCTTCTCATAGTCAATTCCTCTTATGGTAAATTCATCCCACTGCAACTGATGAGAGGTTATATCATATCTGAAATTTGCCACAACCTTCTCCGACACTGCTTCCGGGTCAATTGAAATTGTCTTAGAGTTTTTCGTCACTTTCAATAGACCATCAGATGTTATCTCGATGAAGCCTTTTTCTTTCCCATTTGAATCAATCTTTCCTATGACGAGATTATTCTCTGCATTCTTGAATGGCTTAGCCCAAGAATCGGGAATGAATATCCCATACTGAAACTCATCAATGCCATTCGTTTCAGGCATTGCGCTTCCCTTATTTTTCGATATGTCCGTATCGGAATTTGATTCTCGAATCTTCTCACTGTCTCTGTCGCCGGCAATGACCCACCCCGTATCTCCGACAGAAATAGGGAAGTCGATAAAGAAGCCACCATGACGCATTTGTTTCCATGGTATCTCGCTGAGCAGTGCGCGCTTTATCTCTTTGCCGTCAATAGTCACATACGAACACAATAACTCAGCGTCAACAGTGTGTTTCTCGGGGTATACTTTGCGGACAATGGCAGGCAGGCAGATATTCTGCTGTATCTTGTAGAATCGAAGAATAGTGTGTATAAACTCATCTTCGCGCTCTATGTCAACTTGATTGAATGATTGTTTTATGTCAGCCATATCGAATCCTCCGACGAATTACTTTGCGGGTCTTATCATATGCAATTCAGTCACCCAATCGTTTCCACGCAACTGCCCATGGTGGATAATCTCGGAAATACAATACATCCCACTTCCGCTCGGTATCAATTTTGATTCAAGGCGGACGAAGTCGGTGACGCGGTATTTATCGTTCAGACGCATTGTTATGTCGGCACCCTTCAATGTAATGTTGCCTAACGCAAGAAGCCCATGCTCCATGTCGGCTACATGAGGTTTATTTCTTCCACCACTGCGTTCATAAAATGCTTTGTCGTATGCATATAGACAGTCGGCACGAATCTGAAATACTACATCGAATGAGTTTTTAAGTTTCTCAAATATTTGGTTTATCGAACCTTCGATTGTATAGGCGCGCACTTTATCTTGCTTAGCCTTTTCCACATTCCATTTGAGTTTCATCTTCAAAGTGTCGGCTACGAATTGCGCTATCTCTTGAATCGTCTTGTCGCGCAATACAACCGGAGAATCAACAATCGAATATGTCGATTGATTTCCTATGCACTTCATGTTCAATGTGAGGTTGGGCGGTGGCGTAGGAATGGCATTCACAATAAACCCCTGCGCTATCGGGCTTGATATTCCGCCGTCCTTATATCCGGCATAGAGAATTATCTTACGGCGTTTCTTGTATGCTTCTGCCGTATTCCATACAGTCAGTTCATTTATCGTGGCAACGCTTAGACCTGTAATGCTCACTGAGAACTCGACTACTGTATTGCTTACGAACTTCTGAACATTGAATTTTACATCAAAACTTGAAGAGCCGTCATCCGGGATACCGAAACGCTTCATCTTTTTATTGCGCATTTCAATATCGACATAACAAATCCTGTTCCAATATTTTATCTGTGTTATGTCAGAAGCAGACATACTATGCACCTCTTTCCAATATCAATTCTTTTTTCGTGTAGAGATAAAACTTGCACTTGAATCCATCGAAATTGTCGCTGTTGGGATAGTCTCCGTCCTTGTCGACAAACTTTACATTGCACCCGAAGTAATCTTCAACTTCCTTCGTGAGCAGAAACTGATTGTTTACACAACGGATATTCGCTCGTATGAGTTTATCTCCATCATACACTTCCATGTAGATGATTCCACGATATGTCCTAAGACGGAAACTGATTGAGATATCATCCTGTTCAATCGAGAACGATTGATTTTTGAATTTACCTATAACATATTCTGTCATTGCGGTTCGCCCCCTTCATTATGCCGCTGACGCATTGCCGTTGCTTCTTGTGTTGGTGTTCTCCGGGTTAGACGGAGAACCGCTATCTGAACTCACAAGCAACACCTCTTCGTATGTCAATTCATATTCCAAAAAGTCGGGAGTTCCGGACGAGCGCGTCTTGCGTATATTCTTCAAACGAAGATTGTTGTAAGTTATATCTCCATCGCAAACAGACAAAAACTTGAAATCTCTGCTCGCTTGGAGTTCGTAAATCTTCGTCTCGCAATCCGTTTCATATTCTTCTTCGGTGTTAGACCCTTTTTCGATTATGCCATTTACTACAATCTGTTTCGGCTGTTGGACAATGTTGTCGAATGACGGCTGTCCATCTTCGACAGGAGCGTTGATAAGTGTTGATTCACTCGTCACATGAACATCGAAAACATTAAACCCCGCTATCGCATTTCCATCGAAGTCGAATATCTGTGCTTCTATCATATCAACATCTCCTTATTACCTATATCCCGGGTCGAACGAAGTTGCTATTGAAGCACGGTTAGTCGCTTCACGCGCAAGACCGTTAGCCGTCATCTTGCCATCAGGGCTGTTTATCTCCATTTTCTGAATAACAATACTGTTGCTTGTGTTTCTGCTATTATTGACGGATTGCGTATGCGCGGCTGTTGCGGCAGTGGATTCGGGAACTTCAACTTGATAATCGCCAAAGCCAAATATATTACGGAACCACCGCGAGATTCCACCCATTACTTCATGTCTTCCCGAAGCATAATTATATGCTTCTTGCATTACTGTCCAATCATTGACAACGGATTCCGCTTCAGCCTTACTTGCTTTTAAAGCATTGTATCTCTTATTCAGAATGTTCTCATTGTATCCGTTGTCGAGGACCCCACGAAGTTCATCATTATGGTGAAGCATATTGATGAACCCATCGGGATTTGTCATGATTGCATTCCACATCGGGTCTGTCAATTGAATAGGCAGACTTTGACGCATTGCAAGTTTATCGGAAGTGCTTAGGCTCTTTGAAGCCTTGGCAATATTCCTCAATAACTCTTCCGTAGTTGCAAAGCCAAATTGCCCAGTTCCTGTTAGGTCAACACCCCACTTTGCAAGACCTTCAAGCCCAGCCGCCGAACCGCCACGCCCTAATGCTCCAACATAAGTTTGCCATGATTTATATGCCGCGGCGACATCTTTCTCGTCACCGCCAAATGCTTTCATAGCCTTTCCTTGCAATACAAGGTCTGCATGGCTCATGCCGGCAGAGGTGGCGATATTGTCGGCATTGAGATTTTCTTTCTCGCGCTTGTCGAAATAATCGAAAACGGACATTACCGACTTGAAGCCGGCAACAAATGAAGAAATGCTTGCACCGACAACCGAAAGAGGACCCATTGCACCAAGACCTTTTAGGCTTGTTGCTTTTGCAATTGAGAATAAACTATTCTTCATGTTTTCCGAGTTCTTTATGAACTTCGGGAAACCTTTGAAGTATTTTTCGTTTATGTATTTGTTCGCTCTTTCGCGACCTCCTCTGCCACCTCCAAATTTCTCAGATAAGTCATGCTTTTCTTTTTGGTAATCTGAAAGGCTTTCGTATGCAAACTCTCTTAGTCCGGCACGCTTTGAGTGTATGCGCTCGTCTTGTCTGCGCTTATCCATGAACGCTTCTGCACGAGCTCGACCCTCAGCACCTCCACCATACTTATTTATCAAATCATGTCTTTCCTGTTCATTCTCGGAAAGCATATCATAAGTAAACTCTCTTAGTCCGGCGCGCTTTGAGTGTATGCGCTTATCGTTGCGCTCTTGCTCACCTCTAAATTCTTTTACGCTCAATAATTGTGGAGTTAGTGAGCCAAGTTTTACGGAATGCTGAACATAAGATTTTAGTCTCGGGAACATCGCCTTGAACACGGCTTCCATTTGAGGATTGTAATGTCTTGGGTTCCCTGCATATCTGTCGTGTTCTGTTATTCTGCCGGCACGCGCTTCGTTATAAATATTTTTAATCATTCCAAGATTTGAATATCTTGAAGTAAATTGACGAAGCCTTTCCGTAAACGGAATGGACGCTTTGGTAAATTGCTCAAATTGATATGTAAGTTTTGCCCATACTTCTTTGTCTGTCATTTTTTATTTACCTCCTTCCGCTCACAAGTTTATTGTGCCGTTCGGCGTCCATTCGCGCTATTTCAATTTTTCTATAATGTTCAAGCATTGCTTCCCAGATGAACATCATATCTTCAAAAGAGTATTTCTCTTTCAATTCAAGAAGAGTTGCCTTGTCTTCTATTATGAGACGCTTCACAATAGGAAGATAAGGCTGCTCCTCTTTCTTCGGGCGGTTTACAAGTCTCAGCCCATTGCCACTGCTGATGTTTCTTTCAACAGCGTTTCGAGACCTCCATTCACTAAAAAACTGTAATTCTCCCTAATCATAGTGAGTATGATTGTCTGAAGAGCCTTAAAGTCCTTCGTGAACAACTGATTAATCATCATCTGAGTTTCAATCGTAATCCACTCATCACCGGACTTCATCGCCGTGAATGACAACATCTTCACAATACATTCCCTCGGAATCATCGTCAGACCAATCGGTCCATTCTCCATGAATGATTTGCAGATGTCGCGGTAAATTGCAATCGAATCAATAGCCGGAATTTTGGAGATGGCGAATATGTCATCTCCAATTTTTATTTCGACCGGTTCTATAAACTTTGAATAGTCCATTTTTCAGATACCTCCCTTGTAAATTATCATTCGGGTTCTACCATCTCAAATTCAAAAGTGTATGTCCTTGAAGCGAGACGCCCTTCCGAAGATGTAGACGGTCCAGCCGAATAACTCTTTGCGCGACCATTGAAAAACTTGTATGTTCGCGCTCCTGCCACTTCGGATTTGCCTGCACCCATTGCTACAATCGTAGGAATTGACAATACCGCTTGGACATAAGGATTGTCACCACTATTCCCAATCGGCTTCGATTTTCCGGGAGAAATCGTCCACTTGGCAAAGTGTTTCAACAAAATCTTATCACTTATAGAACCGGGGATGATTGTAATCGAGACAGGAATCACAGACGGAGTTCTCGACGAAATCATCGTTCCATTCAAGTTCTTCCTGTTCTCAGAAATGTCAACATCGGGGCAGTCAAAAGGAGTTCCTTCATCTGACCATTCCGTGACAGTCAAATTCATTCCTCCGCCTGTAATTGAGAATTTAGACCCGACAGCAGATATATCTAATGCCATTTTATTTATTCCTTTCCATTAGACAAGGACATGTTGTCCGTTTATCTTCTTAACGGAATCGCCCTTGCCGTAAATGAGTAAGTAGTTGCAAACATGAGTTTCGTTTTCATTTACGGTTTCCGCCGTAAGATTGAGACGAAGGACATAACCATATTCTTGAACGCGCTCAACGGCTTCCTCTTCTCCTGTGAGACTGATAATCTCTTGTTTAGCAGTATCGCTCAAAGTCTTGTTCACGAGAATGACGCCGTTATCAAGCGCATTGTTTATGACGCCGTTGAGCATAGCCTGTATCTTCGCCAAGCCATCGCCGTCAGAAGGGACATTCCCATTGTCTACGGCAAGCGTCATCCAGCCCTCTTCAATCTTGCTCGTGAGCCAAATAGAATCGAGATACACGGAAGTATCTTCTCCATCAGCATTCACGCCCGGTTGGTAAATGCACCGAGTGACTGCGCGGGTCTGAACCTTTGCGCCGTAATTCACTCTCATAGTCTCGTAATTGTCGGCGTCCGTTGTATTGTCGACGAGAGCAAGTGCTTCCGGGACTTCGCGATACATAAGAGAAGGTCTGCCAGTAGAGTTGGTGCCATAATCGAGTGTCGCCGCATACGCCATCGGAAGATACACATCTGTCATGTCAGTTCCGAATGTCATGATTACGCCGTTAATTCCCTTGAGTGCAGAAGAGACAGAAGACGCAGAGGACTTAGTCGTGCCAACGCACATGAGATATGTTCTTCCAAGAGCGGCATTCAAATGCGCTACTTCAAGAAGTTTAGAGGTATCAGAAGACGTTGCGTCAACAAAACCAAATGTGAAGAAGTTCGTAAACGAATTGAGAACTCGCGTAAACGAAGCCGCAAATGTTGTTTCAGACGAGGTCAAACGCTTCGCCACATACAACTTCGATGGCGCCGCACCATTGACATTCGTCCAGCCAAAGTATTTCAGAGCCGCCTTGTAGATATTCGTGTTAGACGCGAAAGTATCTGTCAACTCGGTGGTGGTAATACTTATTACTTTCCCTGCTTCGTAGTCCGCTTTCTTTGAACTTCCGGTTTGGATTGTTTCGGAAGTAAACATGAGACCGGACTGGTCAAAGTCTCCGTCTGTCGCCGGAACAACTTTTGAGTTTATTCCTATGTATCTGCTTATTGGTATTGCCATATTTTACTCCTTGTTTTATTCCGGATATATTCCCGGAATGAAATTCTCTATTATCTTCTCCTTGAACAACTCCTTTTGAGGAACATTCAGTTTCACATTTACGACAGCGCGTTTCTGATACAACTCACTGTCGTCATTATATACTATAACATCGTCATTGTCAATACGGAACAAAGATATTCTACGCTTCCTAAGAAAATCAATCCCCGGACCGTTGAGCCAAAACTTCATCTTGTTAGCCATATCCATTGCAAACAAATCATCATCTTGCGAATATTTGAATTTGGCTATGAAATGAATCTGCCAAGTCTGCAATGAACATCTGTTTTGATAAACATCAACTAATCCGTCTACCGCAAATTTCTCTTGCGATGAGAACTGCCATCCGGCAAGACCTTCTCGTATCATATTGAGCAGTATCAATTTATCCCCATTGGTAAAATCTGCGTTTGCGAACTCTTGTATCGTCCAAGCGTCTGCACCTTCGGCAGGCAAGCCAAGACGGCTCATACCTTCTATGAGACATTCTCTAAGAATGGTCTGAACTTCCAATCGGGTCTTATTAATCTCACTCATGATTCAGACCTTTCTACGGCATAAATGCGTTTCCATCCATTGAACTCAATCCAATCGGCTACCATAAGAATATCATATTTCTTGTTCCTAATGAGCAGTTGGTCTGGTGAATGTTTGTCAATTGAAGTATGAACTTCAATTTCAGCCCATACAGTAATGTATCGCTTGGACCAATCAAGTCCCATCTCTTTATAATTTCTCTCTTCGATATTCTTGCCACCGAACGAGGATATAATTCCGGGCTGAACAAAAGCAGTCGTGTCGATATAGTCTTCATACTTTATCGTCACAACGCCATTTCTCAGAACTTCTTTGCCTTTATACTTGCGGTATTTGATACGCTCACGAGGTATGCAATGCGAAGCAAGGCGCAATATATTTACAAACAATGACATACTTTATACCGACACCTTCTTTATTTCATAAGTTATCGAACGAGCGAACTCGCCTGTTTCATTCAATGGAGGAGTTTCTCTATTTCCCCTCCATTTACGATTGTATCTTGTCTGTGCTTTATCGGCGGGTTGTGCGCCGCCAATTATGGCATTCTGCAATTTCTCTATAATCTCTCTGCCGGCTTTTTGCATTTCTGCATAGAGATTATACGGTCTTCTTTCCAAAAGTTTTTTGTAGTCTTTTATTTGGGCATTCAAAGTCTTTACATTATTTGCAGAAATAAAAGAAGCAATTTCCATAGCACTGCCTGCTTTCATGCCAAGTTTCATCCGCGATTCGAATATACTGAACTTGTTTTTATCGGAACTCTCGTATCGTTTCTTCTTTCTGAGTTCCTTGATTATCTTTTCCACATTCTCTTTCTTTGTCAAACCAAGTCTTCTTAATTCCAAATCCTTTTCCGTCTTTACCTTCAATCTGTGGATAATGGGCATTGCGTATTGCTCCTTCATCTGATTCCACCATTCATAGAATTTTCCGCCTTGGCTGAAGAATTTTCTTGCAAGCCAATCAATATCTACATCGCCGTGCTTAGGGTCGACAGAACTCGGAGTGTGGCTTTCATCGGGGAATCCTATATACAGAATATATTGAATACCTTTGAAACTCTTATCAATGGTGTAGAATGATATTTCCGATACAGGCTTTAATGACATTACAATAAATCCCTTACACTATCTTGTTTAGTATTTATGAATATTCCGGGCATTGCAATCGTATCGAGGAACGCAAGCAATTCGCGTCCATGCTTAGTCTGAGAAAGCCAATAATTCCAATCGTCAGAAGTGAAAGAGTTCGGCTTGGTATTCTCGACTGTCACAGAACCTACTGTTGACTTGAACGGAATACCAGCCGGAGTTTGACCATCTGCATTCGCATAATCATCGAGTTCAATCAAGTGTGCCGTCATCAGAAACAGCGCATATCTCCTATGTTCGCCTTTCAGAGGGAACTCCGGGCGGTCATAGGGCAGAATGTGCATTGACGCTTTCAGCCCATTGGATTGAACGAGAGAACGCTGATACTTTGCAGTATCAGCAAACTCGGGAAACATTGCCAAAAAATCATCGAGTGGAAATACAAATGGTCTATCGTTGTTCATTTTCTTTTATTCCTACGATAAGATTTTGCTTTGCGCTCTTCGGCGTCACGCTTCTTCATATATGACATTTTGCCGGCATTGGCACGGCGGATTCCTTCAATGTCCTCTTCGGCTTCCGTGATGTTCACAGAGCCATCACGATTGATAACGCCACCTGCGTCCTCTATGTCTTGCCGTGAAATTGGTCTGCTCGGATTCAAATCATCGTCGAGCATATCATGCGTTTCAGCGTTAACCTTCGCTTGGTCAGTGATAGAACCTCTCACAGCCTTTACTACGCCACGCTTCATATCGCTTTGAAATTTCTTCATCTTTGAAAGCCTGTCGTATGTATTGTCGTCTATGATGGTTGCAACGCCATCCGGAACTATAATACCATGCTCGGAGTGAGGTCTACCGCTATCTTTATCCAACCCGCCGACAACGCCTGCGCCGCCGTGGATTAATACCCCCTCACCAACAGGGAAGAATTGTCCATTTATAAACTTAAGTTCTTGATAAAGAAACGATATAGGTCTTTTGCTGATAATTGTATACATTTCGGTATCTCCAATAGTTAATGGATGATTGTTTTTTAGAGAGGGCTGAAAAGCCATTTCTAATCAGCCCTCTTTGTGGTTTTGATTCTAACCTCAGGGAGCAGTCCACAACTGAACACCCATCGGGCAAGCAACGAGTGCGCCTGCGATAGAAGACGAATACGCTTCCTCGCGACCCTTCAATGTGGGCATAGCACCTACGAGACGGAGAGCAGATGTTCTCGCCAAGTTGATGGTGTCCATGCCAACACCGGGAACGCTCGTAGCGAACACGAGAGCCATCGGTTCACCCGAATCGGCGTCATCGAGTTCCGGCTTGAACGACAGGTGAGCAGACTTCCAGTTCTCGTCAAGCCACTTGTTGGCAGAGTAGCCAATGAGCGACCCCTCGTCAATAGCGGTGAATGCCGTCTGCCACTTAATCGGGAAGCACAGTTCGACAGGAAGCGTCTCAATGTCGCCATTGCCCTGCAAGTCGGAAGCCAACTTCTGCTTCATCTGACGCAAGCAAGCAACAACCTCGGCAGGCTTCACAGTTGCACTTGCGAAGTCTACGCCCATAGTCTGCGCGAGCGGAAGATTCACTTCGTTGAGAACGCCGTAAATCTTCTTTGCGTTAAGAGTGAGACCCTTCCAAAAACAGGTATTTTCCCAAATCTCCTGTTTGAGGACGATTGCGTCTTTCTTGTCCTTGTAGACATTGCGGCGCATTACAGAACCGACCGCTTCCTCATACTTAGTGACCTCGAGACCCCATTCGAAACGAACGGTGTCGCGAGTATCATATCCGTAGTTGTAGGAAACATACCCGGGACGAGTATGGTCTCCATAAATTCCGGTGTTCGCTCCGGTCAACTCACGGAGACGGAAGATGATTTTCTCCGTCAACCAATCACCCATGGTCTTCACGCCGAAGGTCTGAATAGCGGTCCGACCACGATACAGACGATTGATAATCTGCTCGTTCCAGACCATGAAGAACTGACCGAGAGCGTCAATATTCGCGTCACCGAGTTCAAAGCCGGCGTCCTTCGCCATAGCCTTTACAGTCTCGGCATACTCGGCGTCCATAGCCATCATCTGAGCGACCTTCTTCGTATCGAACGAGAAGCCCATCTTGGCGAGCGTATCGGCATTGAATGCGCCGCCGGTCTTAGCAATAGCGTCACTGACCATCAGACCTTTGGCGGAATCAGCCGCAGTCTGTGCATAAGAAACAAGTGTAATTTCTTCCATGTGTTTTTCTCCTATTAGACGAGACGAATCATTGCGCGTTTCTTCGTGTCATCGAGAGCGACAACCTCGGCTACCACTGTCTCGGAAGCGGCAATCTTATACTTGCCGTTAGCAACAGCCAACTTTGAACCGACCGCAATGCCGGAAAGTGCTTCGCTCCACGAAGTATACCAACAACCGCGAGAAGCGACTTGAACAGCCGTTCCTGCCGGAACTGTGATAGAGTGCGTGTCAGACGGCAACTTCATCTTGACATGCTGATGAGGACCAACGAACATGCCTATGTAAGTTCCACTTGTGGCGGACTTCGCCGCCGGGAAACCATCAACGGCTGTATCGGCAAAAGCCGGCTGACCAAAAGTCACCTCAGAGGTGGCAATATAGCCATCGGCACGAAACGGCTGACCATTGGCGTGTTCACCATCGAACCCGAAAGCCATGTCAGTTGTTATTGTTTTCTGCATATTTCATGCTCCTTTGTTTATCGTGATTTGAGATATTCTGCCACGGACATCGCGCCGTCAGACGGCTTGCTGTCCAAAGCAGTCCTTGAAGTGACGGAAGCGGAGAGATAGCCCTTCAATGCAACAATCGCTTCACTTTCCTTGACGCTCTTCAAGAATGACGGTGCCTTATCCATGGCGCACACTTTCTTCGCAAGGTCAAGTTCAGTGGAAATGCCGTCCATCGAGATGTTGCCGAATTTAGCCTTGCAGTCGTTTGCAAGGGAAACAGCCTTCTTATACTCGGCTACAGCCTTGTCGCAAGCGGTCTTTTTCTCTTCTTCCGCTTTGTTCTTGGCTTCCTCTGCGTCCTTGGCAGCCTGCTCCTTGCATTCGTCAACAGCCTTTTTCACGGCTTCTGCTTTCTCGGCTTCCGCTTTATCGGCTCTTTCTTTGTCTTCGGCGGCTTTCTTTTCCGCTTCTGCTTTCTCTTGCGCTTGCTTAGCGGCAAGTTCATCCGCCGTTGGAGTATTCAAAAACTCCTTGGCTTTTGCCTTGCACTCGTCTGAACATTCTTTCAGTCCGTTGACAAGTTCATCGGCAGATATATTTTTCCAATCCATGTTTGGTTTCTCCAACTGGAATTTAGCGTCACAGGAATAAGCACAATCCACAACTCGGCAATCGTGACCGTTTCTTGCCTCGTCAACCAAAGCGAGGTGGTTTCCCGCCCTCAACTTAGATTGCACAAAATCGTATCTCTGTCCTTCATGAACTCCGCGGCTACGCTCGTAGTTGCAACAGTATGCAAGCGACAACTCACGCTTACCCTGTCTGATTTTATCAATCATCTTAGTAGACCAAATATCTACGCGACCGTGAAGTTCGTTCCCGACAGCCTTTACATCCGTAAGAACTCCTGCGCAATTCTTGCGCTCCGGCTTTTCAAATCCAGCCTTGTTCCCTATGAGAGTATGGTCATCTACAATAGGTTTGGCATTGAGAGACTGAATGAACTCGGGGTTTGTCACCTCGGAATCGGGGCGATAGACCTTATACAGAGTATTAGGGGATAGACCGAAATGACTACCATCCGGGTCTATCTCGCACCCAGCATATTCAAATACCCCTCCCTTGAAAAATATCGTATCTTCGTATGTTAGGAAACCTTCTTCTGATACTTTAACAGACATATTTTTCAACCTTTTGATATAATACTAACATATTTTATTTTAGAATGCAATAGGGAATATTATCCTTTTGTCCTATTTTTCAATTCAATGGTAGATTTATGATTGTTTACCTTTGAATTTCCGTCACCATTCTCTATCGCTTTTGATTCGGCGAGGAACTTTGCGGCTCTTGCCTGCTCGTAGAGGATGTTCGCTTCTTCAAGGACTGTTGGAATATCAATTTCTCCAAACTCTGCGGAGTATTCTTCGCTTCTTCCTTGGCACGCCGCTTCGATTTTCGCGCTCATCGAGACAATCGGAATCAAATCCCTCGTATGGATTTTCTTCACATTCGCGGAATATAGTTTGATTTCGTAGTTTCCACTGTTGGCAAATCCTGTCAGCTGAGCCATCATGAACTTCGGCGAAGGAATATCCACTTCTGCGCAGAGAATACCATACTGTGCTGTCGTTAGTGACATACACTCTGTCAGATATGTATCCATCTGCCGTGCGTTGGAATTTCTCGGAACTATGCGAACTCCCCAATTGTCAGTATTGCCTTGACAATTCTTCAAGAACTTCTCGGCATATATTGGATTTGCAGCCATCTTTCTAACATCTGCTTCAATGACAAACGCTCTCTTGGAACGGAGTAGCATTGCACTTTCATTAGCGCACACCTCGGCGGAATACAGACGCTCTAAAATCATCTGAGGAACAGATGGTCCAAAGTATTTATACATGGGTTGGTAAATATTCGCCGTGAACATATTGCGGCGGAAGAAACACCATGAGCGGTGGATGCGCCTTGAAGATGAACCCGAAGAACCTCCGTAAATATTCCAATGGGTCGGGTTCATGTAGAATTTATATGTGGGGTCTGTCAGTTCACGAGAACCCGATTCTATCTCGGGACATAGGTAATATGGCTCGATTATGGTCCATCCGATAAAGGTCTTACCCTTCAACTGCGAATAATCGACAAGCGGATTCTCCATGTCTATATCTTGTTCCTCGAAACATGGAACCATGAGTGCGCCACCAAATGCGCGCTTATAGCACTCAAACTTGCGCATTGTCTCATCGAGATTGAACTCTTCGCTGTCGAACTTCATTTTCAATGCTTCGATTGCCGATTTTGATTTTGTTCCACGTGGAACAATTTTATATCCGCAAGCGACTGCGTCATCTCCGGGGATTGAACAAGCCTTGTATACAAAGCAATTCTGCAAGAACCATCCGTTCATTTGGTCGCCGAGGAAGAAGTTTCTTGCGCCGAAATGCTTTAATACCTTCCCGACAATACCATTCATGTTCAGCATTTGCGGAGGTATTTCGCGGTAGCCGAGAGGTATAGGACCATTGTATTCTCCCTCTGGTATTGTGGAAACAGTCCCTGTCGCACTATCAGAAGCATAGTGCGCCGCTCGACCACGCCCTATATTGATTTTTACATCCGGAAAAAATGCTTTCTTCAATTCTTCTATCGAAATATTCTCTACGACATTCGGATAAAACAAATCAGAATATATCTTCTGATACTTTTCCAATAGTGACATTGAATTGGATGATTTCTTTTTGGTCGTTTTTCTTGCCATTGCTTCTCCTTTACTGTTTATTGGTCTTCTTCTTTCATATATCCTGTCGATATGCTTCCGCTTTGAATCGCTTCCCATTCTGAATATCTTAGGCAATCGAATGAGTGGTCATCTCTCTTGCCGGGCTTATCGAACCATCCGGCATTTCCAGGACGAGGGAGTGATTCAAATTGCGATAATTCTTCTTTTATTTCTGGTGGAAGAGTATCGTTTAGAATGAGTTTTGTCAATGATTGGAGATAGGTGCCGCCGGCGTCACGCCCATTCGCCCCCTGCTTAGGAGCGGCTTCCATAGACAGATTATAAGGGCTTCCCGAAAGAATGCTTGCCGGCGCGTCACCCTGTGCGTCATACCATACAGTATCATCGAATGTGCCTATCGCAATCTTCTTGGCTTTTACCATTTCGGCGAACTGCTGATATTTTGATTTTTCGCTATCTCTATCCCAGTCCTTTTGATATATGCCGTCTATGACATAACCAATCATGTTATCTGTGTCGATATAAGTCCTAAGCCATACATTGGGGTCATTCTTTCCCCAGTCTATACCTTCATTCGTATAATCGAACTTATTGATTTCGTCTTGTGAGATGTGCCGTATTTCGATATTGTCGAAGTATTCTCCGCCTGTTCCTGTCACCTTACCGAGATACATGTGTTCGTATTGCTTCGGCTTTGCTTCCTTCATTGCGGCTATTTCTGACAGAAGTTTAGAACCTATCCATGCTTTCGGCATTGTAAGATAGGTGGATTTGTGTGTAAAGCGTGTAGTCTTGTCTCGTCTCCTCGCTTCTACATTTATCCAATCGTGATTTGATTTTGGAGGGTTGTAGGTCAAAATGGTAAGATATTCTTGCTCACCCTCTTCGTCATTGTCATAGTCGCGCTCGTCATCGTCTGCACCACCACGAAGAATTGACGCTACTGCTTGGTCTATCTCTTCCATTGAAGAAAATTGCTTTGCTTCCTCAAACCATGCGATAGACAGATAGCCGCTTTCCACAGTGATTGAACGCACCTTCTCTTCATCATCGAGACCGACAAAGAATATCTGCTGTCCTGTAAACTCGTTTGTAAATGTAAGGTCTGTTTTGTTTGGCTTCCAATTATAAAGTTCAAGTCTGTTTCTGACTTTCAACATCTGTTTCCAACAAGACTTTCTCAATGAGGAAGCGACTTTTCTGATTATGACCGCATTCTTCTGAGGGTCATTTTCAAGAGTAAGCCAAATTATGACAGACGCGAAATATGACTTGCCGGAAGCACGCCCGCCTTGCAAGAAGAGTTCATCGAATTTAGACGGCGGTAGATTTTCACGGTTGTTTTTGCCTGCAATGAAGGGATAAATCGCATTGTAAACGACATTGAAGGCTGGATTCCACAGTTTATTTAGTGGTATATCTCCCTTCTTAGGCGTATTGTCATTTACATTTTCCATGTGTTATTCGTCTTTTATGGGCGAAGGTGATACGCTTGCATTTACCTCGACTACCTCTTCATCGCCACCTTGCTTTTTCAGAGGTATGCCGTTCTCGTCCACTTCTATTGTGGGCAGAGTAGGAACGACTATCACACGGCGAGTTGCATTCTTCATCGAAATGTCGAGTTGTGTCTTCTCTCCGAACCGCTCAGGGTGGAGTTTCGGAAGCATGAACTCAATCATCTTTTCTCTTGCTATCGGATTTAGGGAATCGTCTTTGCACATCTCCACTGCGGTATTCGCTAAGTCGTCTGCTTGGAATGCAAGTGCCGCTTCCCATCGCTGTCTGAGGTCGGGGTCTTCACGGAGCATACGATATATTGTTTGTCTTGTCACCATCGCTTTACGAGCAATTTGAGACAGGTTCGGGTATTGTCCAGATTCCAACATATCAATGATTGCTTTTCTTTGGAATGGACGCATACGCATACCCTGTGAAGACAGAGTGATTTGGACTTTCTTATACTTTCCCATTGATAGTCCTAAAACAAAGACCCTTGATTGTCAACATTTTCTGAGAGACGCCATCGAGAATTGAATGTATGCCGCCCATGAGCCCTGCTTCTCGCTTTGCACCTTCAATGGCATAAAGACCAGTCTCGCAATATTCCATGAGCGTCTTAATCAAATCAAGATTTGTTCCTTCAAATCCCTTCATGCGACTGACTGCTTCTGCATTGATTTGAATTTCAGTAGGTGGCAATTGATTTTTGAACCCAAGGTAATACGCTTCCTTTATGTTGTCTTCAGCAGAACCAAAGTCGACATTGTCGGCAAGAAGATGAAGCGCGTAAAACCATTCATCATTTGACCGATAATGGACATTCAATGCTGCCCATTCAATCATTTTTATTGATATGAGAACTTCTAACATAATTTCTCCTTTTGTAAAGTCTGATAATATTATATCATAAATTTTGAGAATATGTCCTTCTGCCATATTCAGCCATCAACAATGCTTCTGCCTTGCCATCGTGTGGTTTGCGGCACTTGTCGCTTGCTCTCAAATCGACAGTGGGGAAGAGACGCTGTGCGCACATGATAGAAGTATTCTTGTCATGCGTCACACCAAAGTGTTTCTTCCACTTGTTAGGCAAGATACATTCATACGGAATATTGTTTGCCGAAAGTAGGGCTCGGATAAACCCATAATTTTCGCCAAAAGAAAACGCGCTTCTCACTCCCATTTGGGGGGAGGAGAAAACGCGCTCTACGACTGCAAACTTTTTGCATTGCAATTTACCATATCCGGAGAAGAATTTAGAATAGCCATCTTCTGAATATGGAATTGAATCGACAGTTCCATCTTCATTTATTGCAACGGCAAATCCGCTCTTTCCGGGGTCTATTCCTAAGAATACCATGACAACTCCTTAGAATGGAACATCCTCTATGTCACCTTCTTCTCCGTCCTGTTCCTCTGGCGGAGGAGGATTTAGTGCCTTTTCTATTATTTTCATCCCATCGTTTTTGAGAATGCGCAATTCATTGAAATGGAAATACTTTCCATTCTTCTTGCTTATTCCTGTTTTCCCGAGAAGGACATACCTCACCTCAACGAGGTCGCCAATGCCGGCATTAGGAAGCGTGGGAACCACATTCTTCACATTCGCTTTGAATGTAAATGCGTTTGGAAATTCATTGTTCTTGCTGTCATGCTTGAACTTTTCATACATACTGAATTTCTCATCATCGCTTCGATAGTTCGATACGATTATTTCTTGGTCATAATCGTTAGGCTCGAAAATCTTTTCGATATAACCTCTCCATATTCCTGTTTCCATTATTTCTGCTCCTTGTCTTGTTCTTTATGAATTGTATTGGTCGGCTTCTGTGTAATGACTTTCTTTATCGCATAGCGACTGCTCTGAGGATTCAACCTTCCGATTTCTGATTTGCCTTGCGAATCTACACATTTCTTGTTCGGGTCTGAACTTAGACCTGTGATTACACTATCATCGCCTTTTGTCTCTGGTCTTCTACAATGGTCGTTATAATACTTATCGTATTTCGGATTTCTATTTCCATCTTTGTCGTATCTCCTCGGAACCTTATCTTTCAAAAACCTTTTGATTTTCGTCATCCTTGTTGGACGCTTGCCGGCTTGAATATTAAATTCAGCAGGACAATCAATCCCAAGTATTTCTCTATTGTGGGCAAGAATTATTCTTATTCTGTCCTTGTAGGAAAGAATAGCCTGCGTCAATAATTCGTATGCCCATATAGGAAGTTCGTCATCATGCTTCGGGTCGAGTTTCACTTCTTGCAAAACTTGGCAGAGCATAATGTCCGCTTCGGTATCATCATACTTTTTTCGTATGAACCCACGAGGAGAAAACGCCCTCGTTATGGCATTATTTAATTGCATTGTCTTTTACAATAGGATTGTTTTGAGACTTCTTAATAAACTGATTAGACTTCTCAATAAGTTCATCAATTGTCACCGGCGCGTATATATATCCCGAAACCTTTTTGATTGCGGCTATTTTCTTGAACTCATCGAAACACCACTCCTTGGATTCGTCATTGAGTTCAATATCTTTAAATACAGAGCCGAGAAGAACTCTTCCAACTTCCGATTGTGGCACTTTATACTTTGCAGAAAGTTCGTTTATTTTAGCGCATATCGCAATCGGCAAGCGAAAGCACACTGACCTATTAAATGGGCTTGGCGAAGAATACATTATGAACACTCCCTTCTTATTTCTTTAGCGATACAGCACCTTATCACATGACTTATCGTATTCCCGGTTTTATTTGCAATCTTGGCAATACTATCTTTCATCTGCTTTGGAATTACTACGCTTATCGCCACCGAATCATTTGCCATTATGTTATGTCTGCTCGTCTTCTGACTTGCTTCCATTACTGTTCAACTCCTTTGCCCCATCCGCAATTTCTTTATTTAAGATAGAGCGGTATTTCTTTATTTTACGGATAGCATTCTTGATATACAAGTCTGCGCTATCAATAATATTTTTCAATCTTGCAAGGGTCCCCTTGGCTTCATTTTTTTCTTTTGAAAAAGGAAGTTTTGCAACTTCCCTTTTCTGTTCCTTGTATACTTGCTTCATCGTATCCTGGTGCATTTCTGCGACAGCAATAATCGCGGCAAGTTCAAAGTCGTTGATGACGAGATTTAATTCTCGTTCAGCAACCCTCAACGCTTTTATAAATTCGTTGCAATCGAATCCTTGAAGGTATGAAGAATACTTCTTTCCGTTAGTGGAAAAATATCTGATAGCCTTGTGGATTGTTCTTATTGATTGCAATCTTATCTGTTCATAATTCTTTACTTGTTCCATGACTATATTTCCTTTTGGGTATATTATACCATATTTATTATTTGCCATTCAACTGAGTATATCTCACTAATTATCTCCCTGTGCTTCCGAAGCCACCCTCACCGCGCTCCGTCTTGTCGGTCGGGCGTTCGCACTCCTCGATTGTTGGGCGCGTGACTGGTGCAAGGACGAGTTGCGCAATGCGGTCTCCCTTGTAAATTCTATAGATGTCACAATATCCTATTTTCTCATCGTATACCTGATCGACCAACGACATCATAACTTTTATCTCACCGCGATAGGCTTCATCGACTGTTCCGAAGACCGCGACAATCCCATTGCTTGAAAGTCCGGAGCGTGGGCGAACCTGCAACTCGTAGCCCTTGGGGATAATCGCACCAATGCCTGTGCGGATAATTGCCATTGCACCATTCCATATTCGTGTATCCTCGAGCGCGTATAAATCCATACCGCTATCGGTAGGGTGGGCGCGAGTTGGTATAGTCGCGCTCTTATCGAACTTGAAGAACTTGATTGTAGGTGTATTCATTTTATGCCATCCTTACTCTGTATTTTTCGTTTGGGTTTTCTTTGATTATCTCTTTCAGTTTCTCCGCGACAATAGTGCCGTAGGTTGTTATCACCTCGTGCCACTTGTTATCATAGAATGCTTCAATTGTCCACATCTCTTTCCCCCTCCTTCTGTTTCATTTCAATTGCTTCTTGCAACGCTTTGCGCGTCTCCGCCGTGTGCTTTTCGTAGAGGGCGCAACTCCTTCCGAGGTAGTTGCACCTTCCAAACATCAAGCAATTTGCCGTATGCCCGAGTTCATTTGGCATGAAGTGCCTGCAATTCCTATAACTATATGTTGCCATGCTTTCCGCTCCTTCTGTTGCGCTTGTGAAACTTACTGATTTGGCGTCTGGTGTTCACGAGTGTTTTTACGAGTGCTTCGTTATTGTGCTTCAACCGACCGTTCTCTCGCGTTAGCCATTCGTTTCTCTTCACCGCTTCATTGTATAGTTTCACCGCTTCATCGTATTGTTTTATCGCGCGGACCGCGGCGATGAACTCCACGACCACGGCAACTGCCAATAGTATTGTAGATATACTCATTTCATTTTCTCCTTTTGCATTTTTGCGTAGTAGTCCGCAAATTCCTTCTTGTCAAATGTGGCGCGGACTTTAACAACATTGCCACGCTTGTCGCGCTCGTGGTCGACGAACATTACATCACCGACCACATAGCCGCGTTCACGGAACTCCTGTGGCTTGCGTGCTATTAGGTTCAGAACCGCTTTGAGATACGGCTTCTCCTTCTTTGGAGCATACTGTTCCAATCCTTCCAACCCAATGGCTGTCTGCATGATTGCCCAATCCATCGCCTTTTCAGTTTCCCAATTTTCTTTATTCATGCTCCACCCCCTCTGATAAGTTCGTGATGGCAATATGCTCCACCTCAGGCGGTTCGGCTCGCTCGTATATGTCGGGGTCAATTTCGTCATACACGCATGGCGGATAATGCGGACAGCATTCCAGACACTCCACACGAAACTTCAATTCTTTTACTTGCTTTTGCAGTTCGTCTATTCTGTGAAATGCGAATAGCAGAATTATTACAAGTAAAATATCAGCAATCAATCTACTCATTTTCTTTCTTCTCCTTATTCTTGTAGTCCTTGTCTGTGATTATCGCTTCTGCGACTTCGTGATGGTTCAGACAGTAGACAACCTTTATAGCCTTGCGCATGGCAAAGTTAATCGGTATCGACTGAGCCTTGCCATTACGGAATAATATCGTTATGTATCTGCTTATTTCTTTCTCCTCCTCATCAAGTTTCTTGCCAATCACTTCACATCCTGTTCCAGTTTTGAGACAAACCATTCCACGAACGGGACTTCCTTGCCAAGCGGAAGGTCGCCATCCAGTCTCGGAACTATCTCCTTTGCGAACCACACCTTTCTCGCGGCATTGAGCGTCAAGACATCGCAGTATCGCGGCGGCTCTGCAAGAGCGGCTTTCGCAATCTTCAAGGTCTCGCAACCAGACAGACACGGCACGGATGACGTCAATGCGTCAGCCGCTTCTCTGCACCTATCACACATCTGCTCTACACACAGGCGTAGGGCGTGTCGAAGTTCCTTATTCGCGCTCTGCTTGCTGTCACTCAATGGTTTCGTCAGAACTTCCATTACTTAACCTCATTCTTACTGTAAGCGTTAATAGCATTTACTATCAACTCCGCATTGTGGACGGGGCATATCAATGCCAGCCGTCCTTCTGCGTCCTTGATAACTGCTTCCTGTTTTCCCATGTAGTCTATCACCCATGGTGCTTTCGATGGCTCAACTATTTTCTTTTTCATTGGTAATCTCCTTCCATATCGTAATGTTTCTTCCGGCTTCTTGTGCACAGGTGATAAGATAATCCTCTTGTCTAATCTCTTCTTGCTCATCGTCGAAGACTTCCTCATAGATACGATGGTCTCCTAATTCTTTGTCACGGATAATGGCTTTTAGTTTGATTGTCATTTTATCTCCTCCCAATGTCCGTATTCTACTCCGCTGCAAATGGGGATATTAATCATATCAATATATTTAATATCAATATGTATTTTCGGGCATTTCTTTGTTTCCCAAAACGCACACCGCCTTTCGCAGTGACAAACATCGTCATACTCATTCCATGTATCTTCAACAAAGCGATAACGCTTGCCGTCGACTTCACAGGTAATTTCAAGTTTTACATTTGTCATTTCTGTTTCTCCTTCCTGTCGAGAACTTCAAGTATCTTGTTTGCGTAGGTGTTCAGCGATGGGCAAACCGTGAACTCGCAATCCTTGCAAGTTGAATTTCCGTTCTTCATCTCTTCGCATATTTCACGGATTCTTTCGTCAGGTGTTGCCTTGCGTGAATTTCTTGTTAGATACACTTCACTGTTTTTCATTTTCTCATCTCCTTCTCCGCCTGCAATCTTACCCATGTGATGAAGCAGTTGTATTCATCTTTCGAAAAACATGGACAAGTTTTGCATTTGTGCTTTTCGCAAAACTTCCTCATCTTGATAATGTCTTCGTTTGACTTTTCTTTTTTCATCTCTGTTTCTCCTTTTATCAATAATTTCCCATCAACATTTCCACAGGGATTTCATTTGCCCTGTCGGCTTCTGCTTCCCATTCCTTCACGGGTTCGCCCTCGTAGAAGTCGAAGTCGGGGGCATAACTCTCATCCGAGCCGTCTGGATACTTCTCTTCGAAGAAGCCGTCATCCTCGGGCTTGTATGGATAGCGTGGGCGTCTCATCCCTTTACCTCCTCCTTCGCATTATCAATCTCTTCAACTGCCTTGACGATTGCTTCGTAGCACCTTCCGCTTAAGTCGGAATCGACGTATACCTTCTTTATTAGTTCTTCTCCAGTTCCGTGGAAACAACCGACAGACCACATCTTGTTAGACGCCGTGTAGGTGAACCACCGCATTGAACTCCATGAGTTTTTGAAAACCATATAGTCTGAACTACTTTTGACCTTCGCATTGCCGCAGACCTTCGCATTGTCGCTGACCCACGCATTGCCATCGTGTGATAGGTTGATTTCTCTTTCAATCCATCCGCCGAGGTCTCCGGACTTTACATTTCCAAAGTCACGCACGGCACAAATTCTGTGTAGCGTTCTACCGCAAACTATCTTCGTAATACCCGTAAACTCGTATTTTCTGTTCATCTTTCTGTTTCCTTTCGTTTTTATTTTTGTTTACCCAAAATCAAACGCGCTTGCGAAGGTCGGCAGCGCGAACCGATTAGCCAGTTTTATAACCCTTTCCGAGGGGCAGTGGGTCGCTCTCACTGCGTGGTAGTATTTCCGGTTTAGTCCCTCATTCGTCTCAGCGGCACTGAACGCCGTGCACTGCGCCGCCACCTATCAACTTGATGGTATATTCATCGCCGCCATCCACGGCGTAAATTCTTTCCTTCCTTAGCACACACATATTATATCACATTTATGTTTACATACTCAATAGAGAATATTATATTATTATTCTTTCTCGCTTGCTCGCACCATCGAAACGCATTACAACACACATCTCAAGAAGTCTGTCGACTATGCGTGAGCCATACTTCACGCCCAAGTCTTTTGCATTCATATTGGTTGTTCCGATAAACCTCCCCTTTCCACGAAGGTGATAGGTTTGTATGAATACACCGACAGTATCTTCTACATTTCCAAAATTCTTCTTAGTCTCTTCCACGCCTATATCGTCAATCACTATCGAGCCATTGCAAAGTTCAAGAGTATTAGACCTAAGTTCTTTTAGGTCCTCCTCAGACCCACAGTAGTATAAACTATATCCATCCAATCCCAACATACGCCGTATGCACCGAGCAAGAGAAGTCTTCCCACATCCGGCACTCCCTGTCAGCAACAGACCTCGACCTGTCTCAAACATCATGCAGATTGCTTTCACTGCCTTATCGAAGTCATCGCCGGCTATCTCTTTTTTCCATCCGGACTTTTCAAGATATTCTGCAACCCTCTCAGAACGCACTATTGATTTGTTCGTCTTGATAGGAGTTGTTTGCTGTTGTCGCAACACGCTTGCTATTGTTTCCATTGTAGTTCCCTTTCTGTGGTATTGTTTTCCACCGTTCATTGTTCAGCCACACTATCGGCGCGCACACGAATTGACCGCAATCCTTATTCCAATCATCACTTGCGCACCACGCTTTCAACCCTGCCATTATTATCTCGTGCTTCACTCCGGTAGAGAGCAGACGAAGATATTTATCATGGCACTTGCGCTTGTCTACTTTCCTACGCCCGGGATATAGTTTCCAAAACTCATCAAACTTCTTCTCATTCTCACACCTCGACTTTTCTTTTTCTTGTTTTTCTTTTAATTTAACATTTTCATTTTCATTAACATTAACATAGCCATTACCACCCATTACACCACCATTACATGGCATTACATCACCATTACAATCTCTCAACCTCGCCCTCTCTCTAAACCTCTCTACCCTCTGGCGGTTCAGTTCCTTCGCCCTCTCCCTCGCCGAACTCAATTGCTCTACGCCAACCTTGAGCATACTGACTATGTCCATTAGGTTATCATCTAACGCACCTGTGTCTTCATCATCGAAGATAAGGGCAGAGACAATCATGCCAATGTCGGCATACTTCCCACGCCGTCTAATTCGGTCTATATAAGCGACTGTCTCTTTGGTTATAACTATTGCCTTATAGTCCATGGAACGCTCCTACCATATATTTACACGCCGCCACGCCGACTTATGACGGACGGCGTGCTTTTGTTTATATTTCGATGACTTCCGCTTCGGGCTTATCACCCTTCGGCTGTGCGTCTACTTGCGACAGAATTTCATCTGCCGATATGCGGTTCTGACGATTGAACCGTTCTTGCTCGAGGTTGTATTCCTTGTTGTCCTCCGCAATCGCTTCGGCTAATGACGGAGTGTTTTGCATGGTCTTGAACAACCTCTTGAGACAACTCTTCTTCGCCATCTCCTCATACCATTCACGCCATACGCCGTTAGGGTTCTGAGACTTCGATTTGATTTTTTCAATATCAGACACCGACATACGGCAATCAATGTGTTCGCCGCCGGGAAGGAATGCTCTAACCCACACGCCGACTATATCGCCACGATCTTCTTCGGTCCACCCTGACGGAGTATGTTCGACAAGTTCGCCGTTAGACCACTTGAACACATCGTTCGCACGAACAATGTCAGCGACAAATCTCGTTGCTATCTTCTCGCGGATAGCCATGTCACATAGTCCACGGTATGACGCTTGCAGCGTGCATTCCTTGCCGTATGGAATGAGATAAGCGTTCACCCCATCGGGCATTATGCCAAGTCGCGCACTCTTCATGATGGCATTGTAGAATGATGGCAACGAACACGCCGCCAACTTAGCACCCACCTTCGGGTCCGCCAATTGGTTCAACGCAAGTGCCATGAACCTTGCGACTTCCTTGCCGTTCGGCAAGACCTTCAAGAGTTCCTTACCCCACGCACTGTCTGAGTTCGACAACATCGAAGCAATCGAACGCTCCTTCTTTATCACGGCTCCGGCTGTAGCCGTGGATTTTTTCGCTATTTCATTTTCCATGTTTTTCTCCTTTGTTTTTGTTTACAACAAATCACTCTTTGATTTCTACCGCTTCTATCTCTTCTTCCGTCATCGGGTTCTCGAGACAACACCTAAGATAGGTTTTGGCTTTTGCCTTTGCCTTGTCTCCAGGTCCACGAATGGCACACTGCTTTATCCTTCCATTCCCCTCTCTCACATAGAGAACTACGCTTGTCGATGGAGTATGTCTAAACGCTTTCATGTCAAAATCAAGGCACGCTATCAGAGTTAGTATAGCCACGAACCTTCCACTCAACTCCATTTCAAATTGACGGAAGATTATCCCGGGGTATTCGGGCAACCTATATCTTTCTTTCGTGTTCTCTTTCCATTCCCCATCGACTACATTTCTTTCGGATATAATATACTTTCTGTATTCAGGTATCATATAAACCTCCTTTTAGATTTGTCTCGGCAATGACGGAAGACCTCCACTCCAACAGTATTGACCGCGGCTTTCTATAGTCATGCCGGTATTCGCGTCACGCCGTGTGCTTACAGGTATATTGTTTTTCTTCATGTATTCCAACTCGCGCTCCCTCCCTTTATTGTCCATTCGCTTTTTATTTTTTGGAAAAACCCTATTTAACTTTTTTCTCTTTCGCGCCTTACTTATTTCTACCCACTTGTCAGCGCATTCTTTTGAACAAGTGACCTTGTTTGTCCTCGGGTGTTCAAATTCCTTGCCACACACTGGACAAGTGTGTTTGAGCATGGGAAGCCAATGCTTCAGTTTGTATTGTTTCCTGCCGCACTCTTTCGAGCAGCACACTTGAAGTCTTGTGTATGCGGCAAACTCCTTGCCGCATATCACACATTTCTTTATATCCTTCATCTCTTCCCCCTTTGCATTGATATATTATACCATTTATTTTGACGGACTACAACGGCTATACACGAACAAGACTTTCCTTTATGTCGTTATCATATAGACTGCCAACCCACTCTTCTATGTCGCGGACTTTCATTACACCCTTGTTCAAGGCTTTGAGTTTGTCCACCAGTTTCGTCTTGGGTAGACTGCTCAATTCCAACACCTCGGCATTGCTCATCCACACCATCCCTTCCGGGCGTCCGGCATTTATTATGTCGACTATCGTGCCTTTCATCTTCGCCGTTCCCTTTGAGACTTTTATCTCATAGCGAACGCCATCTGCTTCAAGAACGCCACCATTGCGCTTGGCTTCTTCCTTCGCTTCATCCCTTATCCGTTTGATTATCTTCTCGACAACCCCACAGACCAATAACTTCCTGGCAAGAGGTAGACTGTCGAACGATAACTCTTGCCCACCGGAGACTGTTGCTATACTCTTCGCAACGGCAGGGCATTGGGACGCCTTGGCACAGTATTGGCAAGACTTGCAAACCCTCGGCTTCTCGCCATTTATATCTCTGTTCTTCACACGCTCTATAAGGTCCACGGTCTTGCGATAACATTCTTCTTTGTTGACTATCTTAGTTTCTACCTTCATTATCCCACCATGGAGAATATGTATCTTCGCAATAGGGGAGATATTTTTCAAACCCATGGAAGACACCCAATCAGAGTGTAGCAACGCCACATACCCCATTAGTTGCGGCGTGCTATCCTCACTGCCATCGCTGAACGACTTGAGGTCTGCTATGTTTAGTATTTTTTCATCGTCATACCATACAACATCACAAGTTCCGAAGACCCCATCAAGTTCTCCGGCACCATGTATCTCCAACTCTGAGAAGATATGGTTTTGACCAGCCATCCCCTTTACCCATGCATACGCCCATCGAGCGGCAGGGCTTGACGGTTCTTTGCCATGGAATGCGTCAGACAGTTCCTCGTGTATCTTGCGCCCTTTCTCTGCGTCCAGACTACATCTATCATTCTCTTCCCACTGTATGCAGTTGCACCAGTGGTTGTATTTGCTCGGACCATACTTATGATGACGAGCGGGATGATTGTGTTCGTTATCCATTTTATTATTTCCTTTCCTATTATTGCATTTTTTTAAGTTGAAATTCTATCACTGCCAACACCCCTGCGGCGTCAGACATTTCTACAATCTCTTCCATTGAAGTGTCTTTTCCCACCTTGTTATTCTTTATCTTCTCCAAGATTTTTATCAGGACATCAATCTGATTATCGAACAATACCACCGTTCTCATTTCGCACCCCCGACCATTATTTGACGGACGATTTTATTATTATCCGCCCGGATCAGTTCAAGGGTTGTCTCCACATCTGAGTTCTTATATACGGATACCCACTCCTTAAGGACCTCAAACGCCCTCGGGATTGAAAATCCAATTACCTTATCTGTTAGAGCAATCTTCCCATTTGATTTGACTACAATAATATAGTCGTTCCTTGTTTCTTGTTTCATAGTTTTACTCCTTCCTATCTTTGTTTGTTTTCGACGCCTTAAACTGTTCTGCCGCCGCTTTTATAATGGGGTTCCAATTGCAGAACACGCTCATGCTATCGCGATTATCAATCCACCAATGGGCTTCCGTGTGAGCCGAAATTTCGGCAATCAGATATCCGCGGAAATTACCTTTCGGTTTGCGCGTATCAATATCGGCAATCAACTTGCCGCGTATCTGCTCCGCCCACGCAATCAGCTTTTCCGAGCCTTGCAAGGAGGGGAGATTATCTTTCTCCGCCTGCTCCTGCGCCACCTTTAATTGCTCGGCGCGTTCTGCTTCGCGTTCCTTTCGCATTGCCTCGGCGTAGCATTCGTGGCAAAGGTGGTCGCTCTGAGCCGCCACCCACGCTTCAAAATTATCTGCCTCACGTCGATTGTAGCACTTCTTTCTCACCGTGTAGGTCTTTCCACATTCGCTACACACAACTTCAACTTTTGCCATTGCCATTTTCTCGTTCCTTTATCTTTGTCTTTGTTTGTTTACGAAAAATTCCTGTCGGGATTAAGATTGTCTGTCCCGATATCGCCGTTGGGGAAAAAACTCGCGATATGTTTGTAAGTGTTGCCCTTTATGCGCTCGTAAAGATTTACGCAACGCGCTTTCTCTGATAGAGTTGCTATCCGAGAGCATTTCAGATATGCCATAATAATATCCATGTCGTATATCTTATGGGCGAATCCGACATATCCGCTCTTGTAGTCAATCTCGATTGCAACTTTCATTTTCATTTTCGTTTTCCTTCCGTTTTTATCTTTAGAGGTTCGATGCACCCTCCCCATTCCATTGCAACCATGCCGCCCGGGCGTCAAGGAGTGTATGCAACACCCCATCCCTGTAAATGGCATACTCGTTTTGGTTTGTCCGGTTCGCCATTCGATATAACACCGACCCGTCATTGTCACGAGCGACCACAACGGACGCCGGCAATATGTTCGGAGCAAAGCCCGCTTCGTCTAACATCTTCACCTCCCATGCTGAGAGACTTTCAGGGACCGTCAGACGCCCACGCAATGGGGCGTTCATGAGACGAGTTTCGTCTTCGTCTTCAAACCATTTGAATGGCTCAAGCCCATTGTCTCCAAACGCAGGGAATGGTCCAGCCAACCTGCCTTGGCGGTAAAATTTTCCGCCTTCGACCTTCGTCTTCCCCGTTGCTTCATACGCCGTATAAGTCATTTTATCCATAATTATCACCCCTTCATGTTTTACTTTATCTCACTGAGAGTAAAGTCTATCCTTTCAAAACCATTGAATTTGAAATACCTATTTACCATGAACGAGAAATTATCGAATATCTTTCGGGATAACTTCTCACCCATAAGAGTTTCAAACTGTGTCAAGGCATTCCACATACCTGTGGAATTGTGGTAAAATACGACATTTATATTTCCTTTATTCGTGAGGTAGGCATATCCACCATATCCCTTGCCGGGATATTTCTTCTTTCCCTCGAGTATTTGTTTATCAATGGAATACATCAAAGTCTCTTTCTCTTCCATCCTCATCACCGCACCCTCCCTTCATATACAACTTCACCATTCCTATCGACCACGGAGACCTTCCCGGCATTCCCGACGAACAGGTTCCCACGGCACACCGCCCTGGTCCATCGGATAGCATCTCTCTTGTTATCGAACTCGGCACTCCCGTATGTGCTGTCGTTATTTGCACTCCAACGACCCATATATTTCTTTTCCATAGTTTTACTCCTTTATGTATTTAGTTTGACTGTAATTTTTTCTTTTATGTATTTTCTTTTCTTAACATTTACATTTACATTAACATTAACATTAACATAAGCGTTTCACGCCATTACGTAATGTTATGTAATGCATTACAACCATTACATACCATTACATTGCCCTTTTGCCCCAAATATCAACTCCATCTCCTGTGCTATTACCTCGTGCCTTATTGCCGCTCTGATAGCGTCATCTACGGCAAGAGCCACCTCCCATTCATCAATTTCTACCTCAGACCCCTCTATTTTTCGTTCTGACGGGGTTTTATCGTTCGGGGGTATAACTTATACCCCCCATACAAGAAACGCCACAGAGGGCGTTTTAGACGCATTTTGACCGTTATTTCAGTATGGCTCTCACAGAGTTTGAACATTTGTCGTGACTGCCATCCGCAATCCCGACAATGCCAATGACGAGCCACACTATCGCCACGCCAATGAACATGGCAATCCCGGCACCAACCGCTTTCAATAGTTCCTTCACATTCATACCACACCCCCTTCTCAATCCATATTCGGCTTCTGCCTTATAGTATCCTCTGCTATACTATCTCCACGATATATCCCCGTATATATGCGGTTGCCCGGATAAACCACGCAGTCGGCAAGACTGGCATACCCACCGACAGTAGACGATTCGATTACCGTTCCATCGCTTATCTTTGCGTGATTATTCACCACGGCACACCTTATGGACCCACCATTACCCCATATTACTGCTCTACCACCCACCTTCGAATCCTCTATAACGATGTTATCCACCTTATCGCCACTAAAACTAATGCCATGGATAACGGCATGGGAGTGTATTTTGCTATTATACACTCTGATCCTACCAGACACAATCGCTTGGTTCTTGACAGTGGACCTTTCCACATGGGATTTCGCCCCGACAACCGCATTTCCACTGATATTGCTATCAATGGCAGTTCCGAACACAACCGCATTCCCAATGACTTTACCATCGTAGACTTTCCCCTCGGGGAAGACCCAACTATTGTCTTCCCCTTGTGACAATTCATTGCCCCTCAGGAGGAACCCGCCCATTGTCCCCTTGGGGACTACGCCGACTGTGGTCTTTATCTCACGAGCCGCTATGATGACATAGCCAACCCCATCAGGAGACTTCCTGACGGCATACTTCATGTTCACACTCATTTTATGAGTTCCTTTCACTTCTGTTTTTAGTTTTGTTTTTGACTACGACTACCACCCAACCAAACCACCCGATTTGACCAGTGATAATCATACCAAATCTTTCGACCGACTGACTATTTGACTGTTTGACCGACTTGCCAACCATGGATTTTGACCATGACATTTGACCATTGGTTTTGACCAAATGCCATCAGTTTTGACCCATACCACATACCCTACACCCCAAACAACCCATAACACCGTTGCATGACGCTCGATTGATTGATAGGTCCAATTCAATCGGTTGATTGGATTTTTTTTTTTTTTTTGCTTGGGGAGGACTGTCAAGCCAAGTATATTTTTTCCGACTATAATTCAAGTGTTCAATAATTATTATTATATTATAGCGAAAATTTCAAAAAAGTCAATCTATTTTTTCGTAGTGTTTCGTTCACTCCGATTTTATGGGGGGTTCCGTGTTTTCGCGGCGCATAGCAACCGCGATAAAACGCAATGGAAACGCACCAAAAATAAAATCTATAACCGCTCGATACATACACCGTATGTATCTCATGTGCCGTATGCACCCACCACGCACACCGTGCGTGGCTACGATAATGTCGAGGGCGGGAGCGGTGGATTGTCCAACCGCCCCCACCCCCTCGGCGACTATGCCTTGTAGCCCTGCTTGGCGACAGCCTCCGTCGCGGCTTGCAACGCCGCCCTGCGAGCAGACGCCGCCGCCCTACGAGCAGAGCGTATGCGATAGGCAACCGTCTCGGTTGCAATCTCTCCCGCCGCCGCCCGGGCGGTCGTCGCCTGCACCTTGTCGCCGTCAATCGGAGACCCGCCAGTAATGCGGTCGAGCATGCGCACCTTGACACCCGACAGCATATGGACGACCTCAGCCGACAGCGTCCGCCCGGACCTGGACCTCCGCGATGACAGATAGGCGTTAACTCGGGAGAGCCGCTCGACCCTGCACCGGTCGAGATCCCACATAATCTGTGCGGTCGTCTCTGTCCGATCCTTAATCTCCGTCTCGAGCCGCTCGACCGCCCCGAGATAATCAATATACGCCTGGCTCATCTCGAGATCGAGTATCATCTGGCGGGTCCTGGCGGTGGCTGTATGTCCAGCCTTGAGAGCGTTGCTTGCGACCTCGAGCACTGACAGGGCATCACCCCTCTTAAGCTCGAGCCCCTCGAGCCCCTTGCTCCGCATCAGTGCGTTGCCAACCGTCTCGCCGGTCTGGACATTAACGATGGTATAGTCCAGTGCCCTTGCTTCTTGGTCGCCCTTGGACGCCTTGACATACGCCCTATTAGCCATGATTGTTAGTTTCATGTTTTTCTCCTTTTTTTTTTTTTTTTTTGTTTTGTTTTATCCGCCGGCGGACAACGCCCGCCCGCAAAATCACATATAACACCAGCACACGCACACCGTGCGTGCACCCCGCCTTTTCTAAGGGCGGACCCCGGGCACACCGCACCCGGATAGGCACATCTCATCCATTAAGTATGCCTATATTATATCATATATTGTTGCATATTGCAAGGGGGTATTTTCACTTTTTTTATATTTGCTGTTTTTCGCTTAATGGATATTTGGATATTGATATATAGTGATCTATTCGCAGGCAGTGGGGGCTTTCCAGCCAACCCCCACACCCGGCACCCCTCCCCCTGTCTTCATCTACATATCTTTCCAAACTACGCCCAGTCCGGACCATGCTTCTCTCCCACCTACTCCCTACAACACTTCCCTGCTATGCCAAGACCTCTCACGCTCCCCTTATCGTTTGCACATTTCCTTGCATTCATTTAAACATATATTTACACGGCACTCTCACTTACACATAGAAATTATCATTTATTCTCTTGCAACGCGTTGTAGGATATATTTACACGCCTTATAGATAAAGTTTATGTTATGGGGAAAACCTTAGGTGCAGTATAAGGTTTTGGAATTGGATATGGGCATAAAAAACGCCACATAATATCTACCGGTGCAATGAGTAATCGAGAGGAAAGATTGCCTTCGTATATGAGGTTGGCTGATATTATGTAGCGTTGAAATAGAAAAGCCGAATTTCTGAACCATGGCTCGGCGAACACCATGTATGAACATAACCGCAAGGATTGATTGAATTGGATAATGTTGGATTTTGCAGTGTTTTTGGTTAGCGCATGTGTCACTGATTTTGCGGTTATGAGTTCGATACCCTTCGTTGTTGATAGTGTCACTGATTATGAGAGTAGTAAAATGTTGCTCTTTGAACCATACTGTAATCATCGTTGTGTGTTCGCATGATAATACGGGTTTGTGTAATGATGTCCATGAAAGGAAACATGAGATAGGTATGATTCAAAGAGCATTTGTAGAGGTATAATATTCGTTTAGGTATCGTAGACGGACATGGCGGTGTCGCAACAACAGATTAATACCAAAACTCCTATTTTCCTTTACGGAATATATTATATCAAATTTATTTTTGGAACGCAATGGGGGGAAAGTTGATTGTTTGCATTAAATTAAATAAATACGAAGTATTTATTTGGGCGTATGCTATTATGGGATGTTGGGTTGGGTATATGAAGAAGCCCTCTCGGCATTCAAGGGAGGGTCAGAACACCGGGAGGGCAGAGATTTATAATGAAATTGGGGTGTTATTTTGGTTCTTCGTCTGAACACTTGATAGCGCAGTAGGCATTTTGGATGAGGGTGCGCAGAACTGTATTGGCACAGGATATACCGGACGCGTATCCCTTTTGTTTCAGAATATCCACTGCGGCGTCAAGGGCTTCATTGTCCTTGAGACCCCTATTATTGACGGCAAGAATTGCGTCAAAGGCTGCTTCTTGGACTTCCTTGTCATTGAGGTAGTCCGCGATGTAGGGCTTTGCATTTGCGAAAGCGACTTTGAATAGTCCCAATGCTTTCGAGAAGAGGGATTTAATCCCATGCCATATTTTTGACCACATAATTTTATTTTCCTTTCGTTATTTTATTCGTTTTTCGGTTTCAAGTTCCAATTTTAGGTCTTCAAGTTCCTTTTTGTTGATTAGAAGTTCCTCCATAACAGTATCTGGAACGAACCATCCGGTTGTTCCTACATTATTAGTGAGTGGATATACCTCTCTATCGGCGGGAACATAGACAACAGTCTCATTTGGGGCGATACAGCCAGAGCAAAATGCGATTGCCGTGCATATTCCGGCTGATATTATAGCACATTTAGAGAGCATTTTGTTTATTTCATCCTTGTTATGGTTCCTGACATTGAAACGGATGGCGTTATTTTGGTCTCTTGCCTTTTCTTTTTTGTCTTGCAGTTCGGATTTTGCCTGTTTTCGTTGGGCGAGCGGTGAATTTTTGTATTTCAGCCACTGACAGACCACTCCGAATATGTTTGATAGCATTTCAATCATGGCGATTTATCCTTTCTTTCGGGTTTTGCGAAGAGTTTGCAGTTTCGTTTGCTTTCGTATTGTTTAATTTCTCGAGCGCGAACTCTGCATTCCTTCGTAGCATAGTCAAAACATCGGCATTCAAGACAGACTACTCCATTCATTGTCATACAACATTCAGAAATTTTATTATTGCCGCAGTGCCGCCGGCAGAAGCGATGAGTTTCAGTGCGTCAATGAGCAACTTCGCGCCCTTGACGCGCTCCTTTACGCTTTCGCGTTCTTGGACGAGGGTCTTCACCCTGTCAGCGGTCTTGCGTTGGCAGTCGATAAGGGCTTCATTTTGGTGGACGAGAACGGTCAGTATAGCGTCGTGACGGTGCTCTGCGTCTTCGATACGCAATGCGTCTTTCATTTCCATTTCAAGTGAGTGTTGTAGTTCTTCTGTCATTGCTTTTATTCCTTCATAATTTATTAGCGGTCTTTCCTGTCATTTTTTCCAAACGCTTTATGATAACATCACAATACTTTGGATTGATTTCGCACATATAGCAATTCAAACCCAACTGCTCACATCCAATTAGTGTCGAACCACTACCGCCAAATAGGTCAAGAACATTATTATTGGCATATAGTTTTAGAAACTTTTTGCATAATTCAACAGGTTTTGAATAACTTAGGTCATTATCTTGGTCTTTCCTTCCAATATAGCATTTAGAGTATGTATCTATATCAAATCCTTTGTTAGGGTCTTGTTTTCCAATGATTGCAATATACTCAACATCGGTCATCAAATGTCCTTTATAGTTTGGAACAGGACATAGTTTCTTATAAAAACATAAATCATACGAAAGTTTATTTTGTTCTGCAATTTCAATGTATTTCTTTATCAATCGTTTATTATGGAAATAAATATTCGTATCACTATATAAATGCAATTTGGATGGGTCAAACTCATAAACTCCATTTTCAATAATTTGTCTCATGGAGTTCATCTTTTTTGGAGCCATAATACCACCGCCTTTTGCTTCAAATTGATACGGTGGGTCTGTAAGAGTTAGTTCGCAATGTATATCATTTAGTAATTTCCAAACATTGTCTGGCATGAGAGAATTATCGCACATAAGACGATGGTTTCCCAATTGCCAAACATCGCCAGGCTTACAATGATAATCTAAGTATTGACTTTCCATTTCTTGATTATTCTTTCTTATTGTTGAGCCGTAGCCCGTCGCCTGCTTGCCGATAGACATTGAACTTGGACAGTGTGCATTTCTTGCCTGCATAGCGTTTGCCCTGCGGATTGGTATCGCGGATTTCGATTTGAATTAGCATTATTCGACCTCCGTGGCTTCTGCGCTCTCTGGCGGTGTTTCTGCGATTGGCGTGTGGACATTGTCGGGGTCAATGTCATAATGCGCCTTGCCGCCGATTTCCGTCTTTACAGTCACGACCTGCACCTTGTTCGTGAGTTTATCAAGGAACGCCTGCTCGTTGGCAAGCGCGGCTTCGATTGCGGCGGTCGGGAGCGAATACGACTTGCTGTTATCAAGCATTTTTTTGAGATTGTTTATTTTCGCCTTGGTCTGATTAATCCGTGGGTCTTTTGCTTTCGCCATGATTTTCGCCATGGCGTTTCGTTCTAATTGCGTGCGCTCCCTCGGCGTGGCTTTGACCTTGAATTTGAAGCCGTCCGAGAAAGTACAGGTCTTTGTCCACTCATTGGTATCAATGCTGTAAGTCGATTCGCCATGCCACTTCTTCATTTTTACGGGGCTTTCCGTCAGTAGGTCGCGCTTGTATTGGTCGCGTAGCATGGACAGCAATTCCACCGTGGTAATATTGCCGATAAGGCTCTCAACCTTGTTGGTAATATCTCCCTTTACCTCAGAAAACAGAATTACCTTTTCAACCTTGTTCGTCACCTGCCCGAAGAGATTGGACAAGTCGGTGGTGGCGTATGCTCCTAACGCGGCAATTGCCATGATGATTATCAATAGTTTCTTCATTTCATCCTCCTCCTGTTATATTTTCCCTGCAAGTGCCATGACTGCCATGCTCACGGCAAATATAGTCCATAAGACTAATGCGAGAATGCTAAGCGTCAAGCCAAGCGCATTCCAAAATTGGCTGTTGCATTTCTGCGTAAACTTCTGCATAATACAAACAGCAAGCGAAATCATAATACTCGCCAACATACTTATGCTAACAATATACATAAACTTATTCATTCTTCTGTTCCTTCCTCGCTCAATGGCGTGAGTAAATCAATCTTCTTAAACATTTCTATTTTCTCGCCGTCCACGGTTATATCCGTATGGAGTGGCACTCCGATTACCGTGTTCTCGTTTTCCTCCTCTGCCTTGTTGGCGCGGACATAGTTTATGTGCAACACGCCGTTGGTGACGACTTGCGTGGGGCGAGTGTAGGTCGTGAAGAATACCCATGCGTATTCAAGCGCATTGGAGTAGACAATATCGAACTCTCGCGGACAATCAGCAAGCGTCACATCTGCGCCATACTGCGCCCATGCGCTGTGGTCTTCCACGCTGTTCGTGGGGCAATTCCACAACTGCAAGATTGCGCTGTCGGGCAACTGAGCGTGTGGCTGAAACGAGACATGGACGACATCATTTGAAACATACGAGCCAGTGTCTTTGAGCCATGCTATCTCGGGGTCGGTGCGGTAGAAGATAACGCTTGCGAGCGGCGACTTGTCCGAGCCAAAGAGGACGCAGACAAGCGCGAATAATGCCAGAGCAATTTTGCCGCGGTTCTTGCTGAGGTCAACTTTGCTGAGCAGGTATTTCCACAGAGCCGCGTAAAGGCAGATTGCCGCGAGTATGCAGGCAATGCCGAGAATGATTTTGAATGTTGCGCCTTGAATTATCATCGCCATTACTCCGTGAGGGTCAGCACAGTGTTGCCGTTGATTGTCGCCGTCCCGAGTTTATACTTCTTGCCGCCGAGATAGATATACTCCATCGCCATTGGTGTAGAGCCGACTGAAACAACTGTGTCCGCGCCTGCTTCGTATGTCGCACGGAAGAAGCCTTGAACATTATCTCTCGGGTCGGTAAGATAGGCTGACCAATAGTTCAATGTGTCGTTTCTTGTCCATAATATTGTAAGAGGAAAATCACTATCTCCCTCTTTATACCATACTCCTCCATTTTCAAGCGTATCTGAGTATTCAATTGTCGGATGGGTTGCCGAGTCAACTGAGTAATGAATTTCAATCCAAGTCGCTTGAAATTCTAATTTCCCACAATAAAAGCCGCTTGCGTCCGCACCCAAAATCTTCTTGTCGCCCTTCGTGACAGAGAACGCTTCCTTGCCGTCCGCGTCAAGAATGCGGAACACGCCGTTCGTCTCAATACGCGCAAAGCCGCTGTTTTGTTGCCATATCCAATAGGAAGAACCACTTCCTGTCGCGTAAGACTTGTAGCCTGCGCCGTTCCCAAATATCATACCACCATCGTTTGAGCATTGTGCGAAGCCCTCGGGCGCGGCTTGCCCCGTCACGCTGTCGAAGTTGCCCCATTTGCGCAACGCGTTCGCTTCCGTCTTGCTCGTATACTTGTTCGATACAACATTCAGCACCTCGCGCTTCGTTATCTCGTGGCGGTTCGTCTCTACCCACACCGTCTTCCATATCGAGGTCGAGCCGTCCGTATACTTCGCGTCATAAGAAGACATTGGCGCATTCACCGTGCTGTCGTAGTTCGTCACAGTAATGCGGAAGTCATCGCCTTCAAGTATTTGGAGGACTTGCGT